CTATAGAAGGTCAACCAATACTGTTACGTGACTATCAAATTGAAATTATAAATAATTTTTTAGCTAATCCGCAGTGTATGCAAGAAGTAGCTACTGGTGCAGGCAAAACAATTATGACGGCTGCACTAAGTCACAGCGTAGAACAATATGGTAGAAGTATTGTAATTGTTCCTAATAAAAGTTTAGTAGTTCAAACTGAAGCAGATTATATAAATTTAGGTTTAGATGTAGGAGTTTACTTTGGTGATAGAAAAGAACTAGGACACACTCATACGATTTGTACTTGGCAAAGTTTAAATTATCTCATTAAAAATAAAGATGATACAGATAATGCAGAAAAACTTCAAACCTTTATGGAAGATTTAATATGCATTATTATTGATGAGGTACATCAAGCGAAAGCAGATGTACTTAAAACTATGTTGACAGGCTTGTTTGCTAACGTTCCAATTCGTTGGGGACTTACAGGAACTATACCCAAAGAATTGTTTAGTAGTCAATCGTTATTTGTTAGTATTGGTCCTGTTATAAACAAACTTGCAGCAAGCGAATTACAAGATCGAGGTGTGCTTGCGAACTGCCATGTCAATGTTATTCAATTACAAGATCACGTAGAGTTCAGTAATTATCAAAGTGAATTAAAACATTTACTTGAGGATCAAAAAAGGCTTGATACAATTGCACAATTAGTATTAAACATTAAAGAAACGGGAAATACTTTAGTACTTGTAGATAGAGTTAACGCAGGGAAAGAACTCATTGACAGAATACCCAATGCAGTATTTGTAAGTGGTGAAACAAAACTAACAGAACGGAAAGAAGAATATGATGATTTTGCGACGAGTGATGACAAAGTTGCTGTTGCGACTTACGGTGTGGCTGCTGTGGGTATTAATATACCCCGTATCTTTAATCTTGTTCTTGTTGAACCTGGAAAAAGCTTCGTTCGGGTTATACAATCGATTGGTAGAGGTATCCGAAAAGCTGAAGATAAAGATTTCGTCCAAATTTGGGACATAACTAGTTCATGTAAATTTAGTAAACGACACTTAACTAAGCGAAAAGAATTTTATCGGGAAGCTAACTATCCGTTTAGTATAGAAAAGTTAGACTATAAGTGATATAATGCAAATATGAAAATATTAACCTTAGACAATTCAGTGTACAATTTAGAAACGTTACCTGAAGAAATTGACGATTTAAGATTCGCAATCTTAGATAATAGTAATCCAGCAAACGTTGATTATCATTATATACCTTTGATTTTTTTAGAAAGCTTTAACAGCCCTGCACTTGTATTACGTATTGATAATAAAATTATCAAAATGCCAGTTGAATGGCAAATACTTATTGGTGAACCTGAATTGGGAGATTTAGAAACACTACCATTAACAAGCATTAATGATAGAGGCTTTAAAGCATTTGAATTTAATCCATTAAGTAGTTTTAAACCCACATTTTGTGACATAGAAGTTATGGACATTTATCATGATGTTAAACAGGCATTCTAGTGAATAAGCAAAAGACAAGTACGGACGAGAAGTTTACTGATATCGACTTTCCATTGTTTGATGCACTAGCTGCATTAGACAAAAAAGATTATGAGTTTTTTGATCGATTGACCTTGGAGCAACAGAAAGGATTTAGTCCATTCATGTTGCTACATTGGCTTAGTGCAGTGTCGGGGATACCTGATTTACAACGTTATTACTTGCTAAACACAGATTACGCTGCAAACCAACATATATTTCATGAAAACGTTATCAAGCATAACAAGTTACAATGGTTAATATTATGTGCGGTTAGTCCAAATATGGGAAAGCAATTTCACAAATGGATACCGCACATTAAACGTAATTATACATTACTGACTGAAGAAGCAAAGACAAAAGATATTCAAGATTATTTTTCTAAAGTATATCCAAAGACTGACAAAGAAATATTAAGTGAGTTAAGTAAAGAATATACAAGAATACAAAAAAGAAAATTTAAATTAGCACAACTTTTTCCTAACTTAAAAGTTTCAGATATAGATGCACTAAATGAAGTTGTTACAGATGAACAGATAATTGAATATGAAAAAGATTGTGGAAACTAATTTTGGCTGCGAATTTTGCAAACGTAGTTTTGCAAGAGAAAGTACCATGCTAAAACATATATGTGAATATAAGCATCGTTGGTTAGAGCGTGATCGCCGCGGCAATCAAATAGGATATCAAAGTTTTGTGCAATTTTATAAAAAACATAGTGCTGCTAAAAAAGAAAAGACATATGAAGAATTCATTAAATCAGCGTACTATACAGCATTTGTAAAATTTGGTAACTACTGTGTTGATATTAACGCAGTTAATGTTACACGATTAGTAGACTACTATGTAAAAAACAATGTGAAGTTAGATAATTGGATCAGTGACAAAAGTTATACTGAGTATCTAATAGATTACTTGAAAACAGAAAACCCAATTGATGCAGTTCAACGTAGTATTGAAATGTGTTTAGAACTTGCACAGACAGAAAATTTACAACCAAACGATTTATTAAGATATGGAAGCAAGAGCAAGATATGTCAAGTTATAACAAATGGTAAAATAAGTCCATGGGTATTATATCAAAGCGACGGTGGTAAAAAGTTTTTAGATGAGCTACCAGAAGATTTAATTAAAATGATTTACGATTATATAAATCCTATTCAATGGGCAGTAAAGTTTTCCAAACAAGAAAGTGACGTAAAAGAAGTAAAAGACCTGCTACAAGAATTGAAATGGTAAATGGAAACTTATGTAATAAGCCATGGTGCATTAAACGATGGTAGTGGTTACATTATACTAACAGATTTTTTGTATTGGATGCACCAGGAGGCTGAGTTAAAAGACTGGTGTGATGATAATTTATCTAAGGGTAAATCTGCTTTTCAAGGGTCTGTAATTGAGTTTACAAGTGAAACGGAATTGATCATGTTTATGTTGAGGTGGAGTTGATAGAAATTGTATTACAATACAAAAAACCCTCTGAGATTATTGAGATAGTCAAAGAGATGCGTGATGCTGGAATGATACAACACAAAGATTTTGATTTTCAATATAATCAAGCAAAGTATCAAGATTGGAGTGGAGATTTCGTTGCACCGGAGCATACAGTTTTCGTATTTTACGAAGAAGCACATGCAACTTGGTTCACATTAAAATGGACATGAGAAAAAAAGATATTGACAAACTAATACAAAGAGTTACGGAGATGCTGAATACAAAACGATTGGTATGGTATGAAGATCCTATAAAGCCACTTATATTACAGGCTAACTTAGTCTATGCTCATGGTGCAATTACACCAACTGGACTTAGAGAAGAAGATTTAGATCCGGTACAACAGTGGTGTGAAACATCAAAATGTGGCAAAAGAATTAGTTTTGATATGTTTAAATTTAAAGATAGAAAAGAGATAACTGCTTTTTTGTTGGTATGGGGTTGATATGTATGTTTATATTCTAACAGTAATGCTATTGTCAAGTGACCCGCCCAAGTTGTATGTCGAGCAAACATATGATACAATGGCTGAGTGCCATCGATGGGCAGACTTTTATAGGGAATATCCTTTTTATCCTAAATGTACTAGATTTAAGGTGATAAAATGAATGAATTAATTGTTGTTTGGATTTTAAGTGTTCAATTATGGACAGAAGATCCATCAAAGATTAAATTTGTATACACAAAAGAATATCCTACACACGAAGAATGTATGAAGGCTAGGGAAGAATGGACAAAAGTTAAAGAGCATACAAGTTTGTGTTTGATTAAAACAAAAGAGAAAAAATGAATCGTTTGTCTGAAATACCGCCTTTGAAGGATCATCACAATCAAGAATTTTCTTGGGATACGCATCCAACTGATCCTATGTTAATGGTAGTTTATCATTGGGGTAAACCAGTCATGAGTTTATTTTTAGGTGAAGCAATTGAATCAGCAGGATATAAAGCAGTAATGGAACATGTAGAAGAATGTAATCGTACACCTTGGTTGCATCGTTGGCATAAAGAAAGAAAAGATTTTGAATACAAAGATGTTGTTGATATACTTACGAAAGATTATGAGTAATGGCTAATCATATTATGATTGACATTGAAAGCCTTGACACAAGTCCGTATTGTGTTATACTTACTATTGGTGCAGTAAGATTTGATCCTCGCGGTGATGGTATTGTAGAAAAACTAGAACTAAGGCCAACACTGGAAGATCAAACTGAAATATACAATCGCATTATAAATGATGATACTATTCGTTGGTGGAGTACACAAAATTCTGCAGCACTAGAAGAAGCAATGGGCGATAATGATAGAGAACCATTAAAAGATTGTATGGAAAAACTTTACAAGTTTTGTTGGAATCGTCAGGCAGTATGGAGTCATGGTGCACCATTTGACGTTGTTGTGATGGAAACTGCAATGCGACAAACACTTACAGATAGACCTAACCCTATTCCATGGCCTTTTTATACAGTACGTGATACTAGAACATTGTTTGAGATTGCCGGTGTAAGTTTGAAAGATAAAAAGTATAGCACAAAGACAACACACAAAGCAGTTGAAGATGCTGCTCACCAAGCAATAGTAGTACAAGATGCATATAAGAAATTAATGGATAAAGGATTCGCTTTAAAATGACATTTAAAAGTGACATTGACATAGACTTTGGTAATCGTGATTTGATATTGGAACATATTAAACACATTTCTGCTGCTATGCGCAATGTAAATCCTATGAGAAAACATAATACTGGTGTATATGTTACAGAAATACCATATGATGCACTTAATGATATGGCAAACATAGATTATACAGAAGCAGAAGACCGCGGTTATGTAAAATTAGATTTCTTAAATGTGCATGTATATCAAGATATACAATCAGAACAAGAATTAATTAAATTGATGAAAGAACCTAATTGGAGTTTGTTAAACAAAAAAGAGTTTGTAGAGCAATTAGTACATTTGGGCAACCACTATAATAACTTACAAAAAATGCCTGAACCAGTTGATAGTATACCTAGACTTGCTATGTTCCTAGCTTGTATAAGACCAGCAAAAAAACACCTATTAGGTAAGCAGTGGGCTGAAGTTGCTAAAACAGTTTGGGACAAATCTGATGACGGGTATAGCTTTAAGAAAAGTCACAGTGTTGCATA